GTTATAATTGACTATATTAATATCTTAGCAAACTACAGAAACCAAAATACTGAAAACACATACATGAAGATTAAGCAAATTGCAGAAGATCTTAGAGCTATGGGTATTCGTAATAACTGGTTAATTGTAACAGCAACACAGATTACAAGAAATGGTTACAATTCATCAGACATTGGTATGACTGACATTGCAGAATCCGCAGGACTTTCACATACAGCAGATATTATGTTAGGTATTATTCAAGATGATTTAATGAGAGCTAATAATGAATATTGGCTTAAAGTTTTAAAAATCAGAGATGGTGAAGGAAAAGGAACTAAATGTAAATTAAACATTAATTGGAATTATATGAGGTTAATAGAAACAGAAGAAACCACAAACTCCAATTTACACAGTATATAATTATGACAAACGATAAAATCTTTAACAACAATTTCGAATCTCCAGACACTGAATTCGGAAACATAAACTTCGAATTAGATTCGGCTACTAAGGACAATCAAGATGAAGAGGACAAAATTCATTATGAATTAATCGCAAGAGAAATTCATCAACTAATTACATCCTCAAGATTCAAAGTATTTAACAATGTAGATGAATTAGGTAGATGTACAACATTGAAAAAATCAGACATCAACGATGTTTATGGATATATCATCGATGAAATGGCTGAAAAAAATAGTCGCATAGACATTTTTAGCGAGTTGTGTATTTACTTTGACATTAATCCTACTAAATTTTATAGTTCATTATCTAACGTATACAAAGAAGATCTAATACAAGAATTAGATTTACGAACAGGTGTATTAAAGAGAAAGAACATAATGAAACTTTTCTAAAATGATAGAAGCAAGCGTTTTTAAAAAAGGTGCCAATAGAATATGGGTGCTCGGTGATTTACACTTTGGCGTAAGAGCAAATTCAGTAGAATGGTTAGAAATTCAAAAACAATTCTTTGAAGAAGTTTTTATACCAACTCTTACTGCAAATGTAAAACCGGGTGATGTATTAATCCAGGTGGGTGATACATTTGATAATAGACAATCTATTAATATCAAGGTATTAAACTACGCTGTGAATCTTTTTGAAAGATTAGGTAAAATTCTACCAGTCCATGTTATTTGTGGAAATCACGATATTTGGGCTAAGAATTCAAATGATGTTACTTCAATCGATTCACTTAAATGGATTCCTAATGTACAGATCTATAAAGAACCTAAACTTTTAGAATGGTCAAATAAGAAAATCTTAATGATGCCATGGCGAAGAGATACGGAACATGAGACTGAAACTCTAGCAAATTTCCCGCAAGCGCAAATAGTATTTTGTCATTCGGAAGTCAAAGGTATTTACTTAAACGCTAAAGTTAAAAATGAACATGGAACTGATTCTAACATATATGAAAAATATACGAGAGTCTATAGTGGCCATATTCATTATAGACAAGAACGTAATAAATTATTAATGGTAGGTACACCATATCAATTAACTAGATCCGATGCAAACAATGAAAAGGGATTTGATCTGGTCGATTTAGAAGATATGTCAGAGACTTTCTTTGTAAATGATGTATCACCTAAGTTTATAAAATATAATATCTTACAACTGTATGATATGCCATTGGGTCAATTTAAAAATCAAATTAAAAACAATTTCGTTGATTTATTTGTACCCTCTAAGATTGCAACTACAAATGCACTTAGTCAACTTATAAACAAAATTCAAAATATTAGTAGAAAATTAGAGCCTAATATTTATCAAGAAGATAATTATATCGATAAAGATTTTTATGATATAGATGAAATAGAAGAAATGTATAAGAATTACAATATATTAAATCTTTGTAATACTTATGTCGAAGGTTTAGGCAGCGATGATGAAACCAAAGCTAAACTTAAAGAAAAACTTAAAATACTGTACAATCAATGTGCATACAACAACGGTAATGAAATATGAGAATAGACTTTATAGAATTTAAAAACTTTGCTTCATATGGTAATCAATTACAACGATTAGAATTTGAAGAGGATCAATCTAAATTATTCTTAACATTAGGCAAGAATGGCGATGGTAAAACTACTATCGCTAATGCCATTATATATGCTCTGTATGGTAGAATTGAAGGCGTAAAGCTATCAGATCTTCCAAACAGGATTAATAAAGAACTACATGTTAAAATAGGTTTAAAATGTGGTGCAATAAATGTAGAAATCGAAAGAGGTTTAATGCCTAATAAATTTAGCGTTAAGTTAAATGGAGTAGATTTCGACAAAGCCGGTAAAAAATCAGTACAAGATTATCTGGAAGAGGAAATATTTGGTATACCATATCATGTATTCAAAAACATTATTATTTTATCAGTTAATGACTTTAAGTCATTTTTAACCATGTCTAATCAAGATAAAAAACAAATCATCGATAAGATGTTTGGGTTTTCAATTCTTAATGATATGCAAACTGCAATTAAGAACGAAAGAAGATCTGTTAAAATGGACATTGATTCTTATGAATCAGAATTAGCACAGATCTTGGACTCGATTGCATCTGTAAGAGGCAAACTTAATACATTATTAGAAGAATCACAACAAAAGAACAATTCTAAAATAGATGAATTAAAGGCAAGCTTACTTGAATTAAATGAAACTGTAAAAGCTCTTGATCTAGAAAAAACACAAGTAGACACAGATATTAAAACAGATTCTGAATCATATGAAACTGTAAGATCCAGTGCATCCACATTGAAACACGAGATTGAATATCTTAAAAGAAAGTTAGAACTATATGAGAGTGGAAAATGTCCAACATGTGAAACTCAATTAGATAGTCAATGGCACATAGATCAAAAAGAACACTTTTGTTCTAAAATAGAAACAGATACAAATAGTATTAAAACACTTAAGGATTCATTAGATAGTTTAAAAACTAACATTGATGCACTTAAAGAAAATAAAAGAATTCTTGAAAAGAAAGCTAATGATATTAGATATAATATGAAAACTTTCAAGACAGAACTTTTAAAATTAAAGGATACACCAGACGATCAACAATTTGAACATCTTAAAACTTTGATTGAAGATTTCGAAACAAAAGAATCAGAAAAATCTTCAAATAAAGACGATCTAAATGTAAATTATAATTTCATGGAAATTGTTGAACAGGTTTTAGGTGAAGATGGTGTTAAGAACTTAGCTGTTAAAACTATTTTACCAGGATTAAATACTAATATTGCAGCGATGAGTCAAACAATGCACTTACCGTTCCATATTAGATTTGATGAGAAGTTTAATTGTATTATTAACCACTTAGGTGAAGATATTAATCCAATGACACTGTCAACCGGTGAGAGAAAGAAAGCTGATTTTATTATTATCATTGCAATTATTAAAATACTTAAATTAAGATTTCCACAACTAAACCTGTTATTCTTAGATGAATTATTAAGTTCGGTTGACCATGATGGTGTTTACAACATCTTAAAGATCTTGAACCAAGTCATCAAAGAAAATAAGATAAATACCTTTGTGATAAATCACTCAGTATTGCCTCATGAAATCTTTGACAAGAAAATACAGATTTATCGTGAAAATGGATTCTCTAAGTTTACTATAGAAACCATCGACTAAAAATAGAATATATAATAAATGGCAACGTATAACTTAAAATACAACAAAGACGATTCAGTTATAAGACACATTATAATTGGTCTTTTAGCAGATCTAAATAGTAAGCTTAGTTTTTTTAGACAAATATCTAATGACGAGCGAGTTATTGTAGATGTTCCATTTTTTTATGCAGTTTCAGGTGATGACAATTTCATTAAGGATAACTTTTTATTTTCTAATGTAAATGGACCAAGTTGTGATCCTGATGGTGACTATGCAAATGGTAATTATGATTCAGTACCAAGAGGTATTGTTAATTTAACTTCATTTGCAGTTGATCCTTCAAAATTAGTTAATAAAAGAAATCTTGGTAATTATTCTATGATGAATGCACAAGGTTTAATGGAAGGTTATGTTGCTGAATTCGAAATGATTCCAGTAGTTATAAGTGTAGACGTTGAAATTCTTTTATCTAGTCAATTGGATACATTCAAGCTTACTGAAGCTATTGTTAAAAAAATGTACAAAGCTAATTTCTTTCATGTTGACGCAGGTCATTTAGAAGAAGGTTTATATAGAATTTCATCTGAGTACATGATGCCAGATGATTATACACAAGAGCGTCCTATTGAATATGGTTTTGATAGTAAAGACAATTATAAAATAACATTTAGTTTAGAAATTAATACATTTATACCTTCATTTGATTTCGAAGAAGACATCTATACTAAATACACCAGATCAGTTTATGCGACAGCAATTGTTGGAAATTATGAAGATCCTAATTTAGTTACATTAGATCCAAATGAATTATATAGCGGCGTCGCAGAAGGTGATATACCAGATCCAGTAATGTATTACGATAACAATTCTACAGTATGGACATGGAACAACGATACTACAACGTGGATTTTAACAGATTCTCAACCACAAACTGACACGCCATTTACTTTAGGTTTAACAGTAGATGCTTCAGAGTTTGGTCCATTATTAAATACGAACTCTCAATTCTTAAGAACTTCTGCTAGAAGAAAAAATTCAAATAGAATGTTTGCATTTAGAAGTACTTCAGATTATAAAGAAGGAACTCCGGATAAAGATAAGCCTGTTTTGGGTGACAACAGAGATATTACATCTAGTACGCTCCCATTCAATGAATAAACGAAAGATATATATAAAAAATTAAATAACACAAATGGCAAAATTAAACAAAGGAATTGTTTCTCCTGTTATAGAATCTAAACAAGGATTTGTATTTCATGCAGGTGGACAAAATTTCAGAATGACAGGAAGTCACATTGAAAAATTTGAAAATGTTTCAGAAGACTTTAATGCTCTAGTTAAAGCAAATGAAATGTTTAACATAACTAGTGAAGGTATTTCATTTTATTATGATTACAATAATAAGAAAACCATTTCTAAAATTGAAGAATCAGCCTTGGCTAATTTTGACAAATTGGTTGGTTTAAATGAAAAGATTGATTTCTTAAACGAAAACATTAAATCATATAAAGTATCTGGTAAAAAATTAGCAGTAACTGAAGTTGAAAATGAATTAAAAGTTTTAGAATCATTAAGATCTAATGTACTTACAAAATCAATAGTTGTTAAATTATCATATAACGTTTCTGAGAACAAGTTTTATGCAGGTAATATAGAACTAGCTTTCTCACCTTCAATAGCTCTAGCTGAGTCTATGTTAGCGGCAGCTTACATTAGATACGAAGATAAAGCATTGATTAACTTATTTGAATTTGCATCTAAAAACTATAATCACTATAATGTATTAGAATTCATTTCAGAATCTAAAGACGGTGATGTTAGAGTTTTAGCAATGAGAACTGAGAGTAATGTATTCGTTTACAAAATCAACGAATCCACTAAGATCGACAAATTCTCTAAATTATTAGCAGATGCTGCAATTGATTATGTTGCAGAAAGTACAGGAGCAGATATTACACCGATGGTTGAAGATATTTTAGAATCTTACAAAGAAAGAAGAGCAGCTAAATTACAGAAAACTCAATTGATGTATGAAATGATTGCATTCTTAAAAGATCAAAAAGGTAGATTATCTGAAGCTAATAGAATGTTACCAGACATTAAAGCTGCAGATCAATTATTAAATGCAGAAATCGCTAGAATTTCAGAAGAATTAACAGATTTACAAAACGAAGACTTATTAACAAAGGACGATGGATATGTAGATGCAGAAATTACAGTAGAAGCTGAAGGTTTACCATTAGGTTCTAAAGTTAAAGTTGATGCATTAGAATTTACAGGAAAAGGTAAATCAGATATATTAACAGTATTTATTAAAGACGAACCGTTAAGAGTAGAAAAGAATAAACTTCAAATTTCAGCCGAAGATTCTATTTAAACTCACATAATATTTAAGTAAAGCCCAATTGGAAACAGTTGGGCTTTTTTTAGTATAAGATTAAACATAATACGCGAAATGGCAAAAAAGAAAAATTACTTAAATAACAAAGATCTATTCGATGCGATTGTAGAATCTAAAGAATTAGACAAGTTAACACCAACAGCAGAAAAAATGCTAGTGTTATTGGCCGAACGAGCTATTAATAAACTAAGTTATGTTAACAGCGATGATAGAGATGATTGCTTACAGTTTGCATTACTAGATCTATTAAAATATTGGAGAAACTTCAATCCTAAATATCCTAACGCATTTGCATATTTTACAGAAATTGCAAAACGAGGATATGCTAAAGGCTGGAATAAAATTCATCCACTTAAATACAAAGGCACATTATCGATTGATCGCATCTCAACTGGTGGATCAGGCGAAGATGGTGGCGGTGGAATGTTCAACATCTAAATGTCAATAAAAAATCTCAAACCCACCGGTAATTCAGGTTTTGTACAAGGGTATTATACACCAAAAAATCCAGATAAGTACATAGGACCAATCCCGATAATCTTTAGATCATCATGGGAAAGGAAGTTTATGATTATGTGTGATAATAAAGAAGATGTACTTAAATGGTCCAGTGAACCTGTTGAGATTAAATACATATGGTCATTTGATAAAAGAGAACATAAGTATTATCCTGACTTTTATATGAAAGTCAAAGGTGTTGAAGGTGATGAAGAATTTCTAGTTGAAATAAAACCAGAAGCACAAGTTACAAAACCAGAACCACCTAAAAAGAATAGTCAAAAGGCTTTAAAGTCTTACAAATTCTTGGTAGAGCAGTACGTAAAAAATAGAGATAAATATACATATGCAAAGGCATGGGCAGTCAATAGAGGTTGGCGATTCATTGTCCTAACAGAAAAGTCTCTTAAATAATGGGTAAGATAAAACAAGATATTAAGAAATTAAGCAAAGAAGCTGGAGGTAAAATCAAAGCACGAAAAGCTGCTGAAGATTGGTTTACTAAGGCTTCAAAATCCGTTAAAGATAACACGGTTGCTAAACTTAGTAGGCCATTTAAAACGGGCATGATCCATGTATTTAGATATGAAAAACCTCTAAATATTAAAACACTAGAATGGTGGGATAAAAATCCAGTAGTATTAGCATTAGAACCACATGAAAGTGGAACAGACGTTGGTATTAATTTAAATCTTTTGCCAGTACAATTTAAAGAGGATCTTTTAGATATGATTTATGACAGGATGCAAGGTCAAATTAAAACCCAAAATGGAAAAGCTAAAGAAAATAATGCATTAACACAAGGGCAAATTAAATTGATTTATAAAGATATTAAAAAGTTTTTAGTTCAATTTGGATTTGATTATGCAATTAGACAATATGTACCACAATTAAAAAAGAATCAACAAGTAGTTTCATATGAAAGTTGGGCTAAAATAGCACTTTGTGATTTTCAAGATCTTAACGGTATTGGAATTAATGAGGTAAAGAGAGCGTTTCAAGAGCACTTAAAAACGCGTTCAAAAAGAAAAGATATATAAACAGAACATAATAATATAATAGTATGGCAGGATATAACGACAGAAACGGACCATTAAGTAATGGATCAAGACCTTTTAGCATTTCGAATGCTTTAAAGTCATTGTCTTCGTTTGGTATGCGCTATGATGATTTAGTCTTAAGACAATCACAAGCAATTGGACCAATGGAAGCCGAAATTGGTTATGGTCAAATGAACCCGTTTGGTCTAGATAATGATGACATATATGGAGCATTTGCTGCAATGTCAATGACAGACATTAATCTAAGATCTAACATTCCATTTTTTGATAAATCATATACAAGTAAAAGAGAAGAACTTAGAAGATTTTCGCTTAACGATGAGATCGAAGATATTTTAGATATTCTTTGTGATGAGACTATTGTATATGACGAAAAAAACTTTTTCTGTTACCCTGAAATTTTAGGTATTGATATATCTGATCAAGTAGACAAAGATCTTAATAAATATTTTAGACAAATCTATCATTATTTTGGATTTAATTCTGATCAATCAGCATGGTACTTCTTTAGAAAATTCTTAATTGATGGATATTTGGCATTTGAGATCATTTATTCACCAGACCAAAAAGAAGTTATTGGATTTAAAGAATTAGATCCTATTACACTTATCCCAGGTTACAATCATGATGATGGTAAAAAAGTTTGGGTACAATACAAAGATGATCCAATTAGAGAACGTAAATTATACGATTCTCAAATTATATACATTTCATACTCTTCGATAACTACAGCATCAAGAGTTTCTTACATCGAAAGATTAACAAGAGCATTTAACTTATTGAGAATCATGGAACATACCAGAGTTATTTGGGCTGTTACCAATGCATCTTTTAGAATGAAATTTGTTATACCTGTCGGTGGTAAATCTAAGACCAGAGCAAAACAATCACTTTCTCAGTTAATGAACTCTTATAAAGAATCAGTTGATTTTGATTGGGAATCAGGTACCTTAGCGACAGATGGTAAACCAATGTTACAATTTAGTAAAGAGTATTGGTTGCCTTCTAAAGATGGTGAATCACCAGAAATTGAAACATTAAACAGTGAAGGACCAGATCTTTCAGATACAGAAGCACTTAAATACTTCTCAGATAAATTAAAACACGTTTCAAAAATTCCTTACTCAAGATTCTTATATGAAGATGGTGGTGGAGATTTCAACTTAGCTGCCGATGGTATGATTAGAGATGAGATTAAATTTGGTAAATTTATCAAACGTTTAAGATCAATCTTTATGGAAATTTTATCCAAGCCATTATTTATTCAAATGTGTCTTAAATACCCAGAATTTACAAACGATCCACAATTTAAAACACAAGTAGCATTGAGATTTAATGAAGAGAATGTGTTCTCAGAATTAAAAGACATGGAATTGATGGAGAAACGATTAGAATTCATTGGTACTATGAGAGATAGCTTAATGACAACTAATCAAGAAACAATGGAAGAAGAATACTACTTTGATCAAGAATACCTAGTTAAGAAATATCTTAAACTAAGTGACGATGACATTAGAGGTAATGCAGCAGCTAAATCTAAGTTAAAGAAAGCAACGGCAGAAGAGCCAGAAGCTGAAGATCCATTCGCAATGTAAATTATTCACGAAAAAAGATATATAAATTATGAAAATTATTAAAACATTTGAAGACTTCTTAACAGAAGACGCTTTGAGAGCTGGAGAAGATTCAAAGGTAGTTATCGACGATATCACCTTAGATTCAGGTTCTACTATAAAAGCAGCTGAAATTTTAGGAGCTATTTCTGCTTCCATTACAGATGAAGAGTTTAAACAGTACTTCTATGATGAATACGGAGAGAATGCTTTCGGTGAAGGTGAAATCGATCAGTTAGTTAAAATATATAACGATAAAGCTGCAGAAGACTTAGAAGCTGAGAAAGAGAAAGAAAAAGAAGCAGGTAAAGAAGAAGGTGGAGACGCTGAAGATCCGCTTGCTGGGTTATAATAAGATATTTCAATAATAAAGTATGATATATATTAAAAATAGAAAAATAAAATACTATGAACAATACTAACGATTTATTAATCGTCGAAATGTCTTCTTCTGCACTGAGCGTTAAAACTTCAGACAATAAAGAATACATTCTCGAAGGAGTTTTTGGTCAAATCGATCAAAAAAATAGGAATAACAGAATCTATACGGAATCTGAATATGTTCCTCAAATTGAGGCTCTACAAGCTAAAATTAAAGCAAGTAAACTTTTAGGAGAACTAGATCATCCTGCTCAATTTGATATTTCTTTAAAAAATGTATCACACATTATTGAAGAATTGACATATGACAAAGCTAGTAAAGAAGTTAGAGGTAGAATCAAATTATTGGATACTGATGCAGGTAGACAAGCTAAGGCTTTAGTTGATGCTGGTGTTCCATTACAAATTTCTTCTAGAGCTGCAGGTGCCGTTGAATCTAATGGTACTGTAAAGATCAAACAATTATTCACATATGATTTAGTTGCTGACCCAGGTTTTGAAAACGCTGAGTTAAAGAGAGTTAACGAAGCATTTGGATATAGTAATGATGGTTTAATTTCTATTTATGAAATTAACAGATCTACTGAAACTTCATTAGAAACTATCAACACAATCGAAAACACACAAACACAAATAAAAGAAAATAAAAACATGGCAGAATTTGTAAAATCTGAAGATTTCAATAGATACTCTGAGTATTTAGCGAATGAAATCAAGACATTAAAAGAGTCTATGGAAGCCAAAAATGCTGAGGTTTCGGAAGACAACACGGTAGACAATCTAAAAGAACACAATAACCACATTGTAGAAACCGTTAATAAATTAACAGACTACGTTGAATACGTTGCTACTAAATTGGATGAATCTATTCAATATTCAGAACACGTTGCTGAAAAAGCAGATCAAGGTATCGCTTATTCAGAATCATTAGCTGAAAAATTAGATCAAGGTATCTCTTATACAGAGCACGTTGCTGAAGCAGTTTCTAAAGTTAAAGATTTCGCTAATTATTTAGCTGAAGCACATAACGAAGGAGCTACATCACACACTACTTTATTAGAGTATGTTGAATACTTAAAAGAAAATTTACAATCAGTTTCTGAATATGCAGAATACATTGCAGAATCATTAAACGAAACAGTTATTACTGAAGACGATGCACCTGCTAAAGATGCTGAAGAAGCAGAAGAAACTGACGAAATCGAAAACATCGGTGATAATTCAGAAGAAGGTGCAGTAGCTAAAGATGGCGAAAACGCTGGTAAAGACGTTGAAGAAATCGAAGGTGAAGAAGTTGAAGCTGGAGATAATTCAAAAGAAGGTGATGTATCTAAAGACGGTGAAAAAGCTGGAAAAGATGCAGAAGACTTAGAATCTAATGCTAAAACATCTGACGCTGAAGTTAAAGACAAAGTTGACGCAGCTGAACCTGGTGAAGGTGAAGAAGAAGCAGAAGGTGAAGAAGGTGCATTAGATCCTTTAGAAGCTTACAAAAATGAAATCTCTTCTAAATTAGATGCTTTAGTTGAAAGCGCAACTAAAAAAGAAAATGAATCACCATCTTTCTTTAGAGTTGTTTCTTCTACTACAAGAGAAAAATACAACGCATTAACTGAATCTGCAAAATCAGAAGTTAGAAGCACAGTTTCTAAAAGAGGATTTATGACTGAATCAGAAATCGTATCATTAATGAACAATGCTCAACTTATTGTTGAAAGCGCAGGTGCACAACCTACATTTATTGCTCTTATGCCAACTGAATACACAGAAGCATGGACTAATTTATCTGAAGCTAAACAAAATCAAATCATTGCTCAAGCAAAATATCACACATTGAATACAGAATATCAAGTTGCTAATTTCTGGCAAACTAGAGATTTAAGAGACACTAAAGTTGAAATGGAGAAAGTTGCAATGGTAACTGAATCAAAAACTGAAGAGCCTAAATCAACATTAGGATATGATGTAACTGGTATGGCAGAAGCATTCAAACAAAGATTTAACAAATAATCTAAAAGAACACGGATATATAATTAACAATCGACGATAAGGGTGACAGAAGCAGAAAACCCATTGAATGTCGAGTTTTTAACTAAACAATAAAACAAACAAAAAAAACGATCATTAAAAATGGCAAATTTATTAAATGAAGCTGAGATCAAGAATACATGGGCACCGATTATCTCGGAAGCTACAGGTATCAACGAATCTAGCAAATTAGCTTGGATGTCGACTTACTGTCACAACCACAAACTTTATGAAGACGCGAACATCATGTCTTTATCTAACAACCCTGGTCCAATGAACTTAACTGGTATGGGTGCAGTATCTTTTCCTTCTCAAATTGGACAAGGTGCAAATGTAGGAACTAACGGTTCTGGTGACAAATCACCAACGTTATTGCCTTTAGCAATGCAAGTTGCTGCTCAAACTATCGGTTTAGACTTAGTACCAGTAGTACCAATGGCTGGTCCAATGGGATTATTGTCTTACTTAGACTTTACTTACGAAGGTGGTACTATCGCATTAGGTGGAACTGCTCCAACTTACATCAAAGCGGCTTTAGCTCACGCAGGTGCAGCTACTATTCCAGCTGTTGATGGAACAAACGCACAATACGTATTCGTAGGTGCTTCAAGAATTGATGGTAAATCAATCTTTAAAGTAGTAGGTGATTTAGAAGCTGCTAACGTAGCTGCTGATTTAGCTGCTGCTGTAGTTAAAACTGTTGCTCAAGTAGACGTAGAATTAGTTGCTGCATTAGAAGACCATATTCCTGGTTTCTCTGGAGCTGCTGCTGACGGACGTCCAATGGCGAGAGAAGTTGGTGAAAGAACTGCTGATAAAGTAATGGGTCTTTCTTTATTCTCTAAATCAGTTGCTGCTGAAACTTTCCAAGTTGCTGCTGCAGTTACTAGAGAGCAAGTACAAGATT